AGTATACCCTCTAAAAACTTATTTTTCTAATAACATAATGTTTGTTTTAAAAACACTTATTAAAAAGGAAAAGGGGATAAAGCACCCTAAAAGCTATGAAAGAAGAGCCATCAATAAAAAATATGTAACTGGTGTAACCACTCAATTAAAAAATGATGACCTTCAAAAGGTAAAGATCCTTGTCTCTGCACTCTATGACTGTTTAAAAGTCTATGGGTATGGGGGCAAGAGGAGCCTATTGTTCAGTGATGAAGAAATTCAATCACATAATTTGAAAACAAAAAAGGACAAGGCTAGATTGGTTAATAGATATTACCAATTCGTAGAGAAAGCTGGTTATGGATCTTGGAAAGATCTTTTTAAATACAAAATCAATGCTTTCTTCTCTCATATATTTGAACAAACTATTCCACCGGCGCCGAAAGGGCTGGAAGAATTCTTAGATCTGGTAGATCCCTCCTTTATGTTTTACGGGAGGGCGAAGAGGTTCCTTTACATTATGAAAAATGATGTCTTAAAAGAACAATTCGCTTTGAGTTGTATGGGTTGTACCCACAGGAGTTTCAAAATTGAGAGTTTTGCACAAACAGTTGCACAAAGTAAAAAAGGCGCAGGTGCTATGCACAAGGACCTTATTGCACAAGCTGAACAGAAGACATTTGTTCACTTGACTTCTAACCATCCTAATATTCCTAATTTTGTATTGGAAGGAGAAGATAATCTCTTCCCTTATGAAATTTCACAGGAATCAATAGAGGAACAGTTAAGAAGGACTGTTAGGGAGATTTTTGGAAAGAAATCTCTTAAAATGAAGGACATTTCTAGTCCTTTGTTCCCTTCCACCTCATCTCACTATAATTTTAATAGAGATAACATGGGGGCAGTTGGAGCCTTCTGCTCAAATCAAGTAATTCGTGGTTTCCTCGAAGAGAAAGATTTAGTAGAATTAAGATTAACTGATATGAACTTGTCAGGAGAATTGACCGAACTGTATGGTAGGGCCGGTGAGGCGGATCAAAAAGAAATTGATGAGGATATTGAGAACATCCGAGTTAAGAGTACAATTGGTTTGTCTTTTAACGGTGAAAAACTGTGTGAATTATGGAAAAGTAAAATCTATCCATCCTTGGTGAAGGAAGCAATTAATGAATTGCCTAAAACTATTGTTCTGGGGTTGGCCGAACCTTTAAAAGTTCGTCCTATTACCGCTGGACCTCCTTTAACACAAACTGCGTTAAAGCCAATACAAAAGTGGCTATGGAGAGTACTCAAAAAGAATAGTGTTTTTCAATTAATTGGAACTCCTGTGACTCCGGAGATTGTTATGAAACAACTGGGAGAACTTGGGTTCAATGAAGAATTTACATCTGGTGACTATAAAGATAGCACTAATAATCTTCATTCTTGGGTTTCGGAATGTCTGGCAGACGAATTGTCTTTAATTCTCAGTGAGAATAATTTGACAGAAGAAGAAGGAGGAATTCCTTCGGAGATGTTGTCCGATTTAATGGTTCTTATGAAAAGAATCTTAACGAAACATATCTTGCTAAATCCTGCTTATAATGGGGATTATAGACAAGGTTACCACCTTCGTCCAGAATGGTTTGAAGACCAAAAAGAAGGACAGTTAATGGGAAGTGTTGTATCTTTCCCCTTTTTATGTATGGCAAATGCAGCTTTATGTCGTTATGCTCTTGAGGTTTCTAGTAAGAAACGTTTTAGAGTGGTAGATAGATATATACCCAAACATCTTCTTGCTCCATTATTGGTTAATGGAGATGATTGTGTTTTTCGGGGAAAGGTTGATGTTTTGTTCACAAATTGGGAGAAGATTACTTCTTTTGGGGGTTTAGAATCCAGTGTTGGAAAAACCTTTAAGAGTCGTAAGTTTTTAACTATAAACTCTGTCTGTTATAAGTATCGAGACCCTACCTGGCAAGAAGCCAGTGGCCTGTATGAGTATGATCTATATCATCAACTTAAGTATGTAAACTTGGGTTTGGTATATGGTCAGAAGAAAAACGGAGACACTGGAAAAGGTTTCTACCAGCTGGGAGCGATCCATAGAGATCTGGCTCGTACCTGTCCGCCCGAATATTTTGTTCAGGCTTCTGAAATGATGATTAAGAAGGCCTCTAAACCAAGATATATTGTTCAAAGAGATGATGACACCGGAAAGGTGATCAAAATTGATGGACTGCCTCTAGTAAAACTAGATTTCTTTGCAGATATAAGGAATTCTGAACTCCCCTGGTATATACCAGAGTGGTTAGGAGGGCTTGGTTTGGTTCCATTTAAGGAAGGTTGTGTTACAACTGGAACTTTGATGGAAGCAGCATTTATTCGGGATCGCCTCAATAGCGATCTCTCAGTCAGGAAATTCTCTGACCTCTCCACTTGGCAGATGCATCGTATGGTGCAATCTGATCTTTCCGACTATAGATTTTTAGATAATCAGAATTTTAAGTTCGTTGAAAAAGATGGTGAGATTTCCTTACTCCAAAATGAATATGATAGACTTTATAATTTATTAGTCGTTAATCAAATGTTTGGAGGTAAGACTGGGTTATGTAAACCGCCTCAACCGAGTGAACAAATTAAAGAGCTGTTCGGCACTTTGTTCAAGAATAGAACTGTCTGGTTTACTGCCAGAAAGACACTAGGTGAAAACCCAGGTCTTAACAGATATTATTTTGCAAATAAACTTCAATTGGATGATCTTAAATCTGAGAAGAAGGAATTTGCGCTCTGTTGTTTTGAGGACCGTCCTAAGAGGGACGAAGAGAACCTATAGGTTCTTGGCCATGGGCCACACTTCGTTTTAAATAAGTTATGCCATATAAACCCGAAAGGCGAATGGTAACTAAGTGCAGAAGGGTATATCCTGCTTTATAGGATGGGTCGGTACCCGTATTTATGTGAAAGATTATCTTTTCCCAACTAGCAAATATATGCGAAATTGAGAGTGAATCTATCATGGGTCGGATTGGAGAGAGAATGTTGTAGAACCGTAAAATCGGTATAACGTAAGGATGTTTATATCCTATAACCTCTTTTCTCTTTTTTCAATCGCTATGTGTATTTTATTTCTCTTTTTATTTAAATGGGAAGGAGTTGATCACTTTGATACAAAACCG